GAATTTAAACTTATTACAAAGAAGAAATTTGAAAGATATTTTTTAATCGTTTATGATTTGATTAATTGGGCACAAGATAACGATATCGCCGTTGGGCCAGGAAGAGGAAGTGTCGGAGGATCTTTGATTTCTTACTTGATGGGAATTACTCAGGTTGACCCAATTAAGTTCAAATTATCTTTCAGTAGATTTATTTCCGAAGACAGGCAAGATTTGCCGGACATCGATTGCGACTTTGAAAAACGTTACAGAAGCAAAGTTATCGAATATTTAACTACTACTTACGGAGAATATAACACTTGCGGCATTTCAACGGACATGACAATGCAGAGCAGGGCGGCAATCAGGGACGTTGGAAGGGTAATGGATATCCCATCAAAAGAAGTCGGCTTTTTTGCAAATTCTATTTGGCAGGGGGAACATAACAAAAATAGTGCAATTCAGGACTCCATCGAAAATACAAAAGAGGGGAAGTCTTTTGCTCAAAAATATCCCCATGCAGTGAAGTTAATGTTAAAAATGGAAGGGCAAATACGGGGAAGTGGCGCCCATGCGGCAGCTGTTATTATATCAAAAGAAGATTTAAGAACAAGTGATAAATGTGTATTAGTTAGGAGAAATAACAGAATTGTATGCAACTGGAGCATGCAGGACAGCGAACGCGTAGGCTTGATGAAACTCGACATTTTGGGGTTATCTACTTTATCTGTGTTAGCGGAAGTGAAAAATCTCATTAATCGAAAAAATAATCCGAAGGCCTTTTATTACAGGACTGAATCAAAAAATTATTTATTTCTGGATTTCATGGTGAGAGAGTTTGAACCGAGATATAAAAATTGTACCCAAATTGATTTTGATTTTAATAAAATTGAATTAAATGATACTTCGACTTTTAAAAATATTTCGGATGGAAATACTACAGGTATGTTTCAGTTGTCCGGCCATGCCTGCACTGAGCTTTGCAAGAAAATGAAAATTCATTCTTTTGAAGATATTGTTGCTGTAGTTGCCCTGGCAAGACCCGGCCCAGCGGATAGCGGCATGACAAAAGAATACGTTGAAAGAAAGCACGGCAAGGACTGGCCGGCAATGCATCCAATTTATGAAGAAGTTACAAAGGATACTTACGGAATACTTGTCTATCAAGAGCAGGTGATGCAGGTGATTTCCAAAGTTGCAGGGTTAAGTGAATCCACAGCAGATAAAATCAGAAAAGTAATTGGTAAAAAAAGAGACCCGAAAGAATTTGAGCCTTTCCGGAAACAATTTGAACAAGGCTGCAAGAAGATGAAAACACTTTCTAAAAAAGAAGCAGAGAACTTCTGGGAAGGGCTTTTGAACTGGTCAAGTTACGGGTTTAATCGTGCCCACGCAGTGGCCTATGCCTTGATTGGATACTGGACAGCATATTTAAAAACGCATTGCAAAAAAGAATTCTTTGCCGCAAGCCTGACATACGGAGAATGGAATGAAAAATCAAAAGATGAAAAGAGTCATAAAAATTCGTTATTAGAGGAAGTTAAACAAGCTGGATATAAAATTATGCCGCCCAAGAAAGAATTTTCAGATGCGACTAAATGGATATTTCACAATAATGTTTTTTATGTTCCCTTTATTGAAATAATTGGGATTGGGGAAAACAATGCGGAAAAATGCCTTTCCACTAAAGTAAGTACGCATAGAATGAAAGGCTTCTTCGGAGAAGATTATGCCGCCAGTGCTCATCAGGATACAAAGATTAATCTTTTGCTAAAGGAGTTGAAAGTGGATGAGGCGGCTATAATTCCTTCCGATAAGATATTACAAAAATACTTGCCTCATATTGATTTTAGGAGATAATTAAAATGAATGAAATAGCAGAATTTGTAAATATCAGATACAGCGAGTTTATAAGGTCATGCGAGAACTCGTGGCTTGTCTATATAGACGAGAAGCCTTATTTTTTTCCATATTCTCTTTGCAATCTTGATGAAGATTCCATGGTTATCCGTTGTCCGATGTGGTTTGCGATTCAGACGGAAGTTGAGCAGTACGAGGACGAAGATTAATTTTAAAAATCAAAACAATCTTGTATAATATAAGAAAGGAAAAGGAAATAATATGAATAAGTTTGATAGGCTTGGCGATTGGAAATCTTTTAGCAAAAAAATGGAAGCATATATTGAAGTTCCCCAAAAGAAGTATGGAACCGAATTAAAGTTCAATGATCTGTGCCATTATACAGGACTTAGAATAATGCTTTGGAATATTCTCAAATATGCATTAAGACTTTGGTCTGGTTGCGGTAAGGAACATGACTTTGAGAAAATCGCACATTATGCACAAATGGGGCATCAAATTACAATGGATAAAAAATTAAAGCCTCCATTTTTTAATCCCGATTCAAACGAAGAATATATAATCCCTGATAAAACAAAAACAAAATAAAAATATAAATAAACCTTACCAACGAAGGATATTAAAAAATGTTACATATTAATTATAGACCCCAAAATTTCAATGAAATGATAGGAAATAAAGGCGTAATTGCCAGCTTAAAATCTATATTAGAAAGAAATAAAGAAGATATCCCTCATGCCTTTTTATTCTCTGGACAAAGTGGCTGCGGTAAAACAACTTTAGCTCGAATTGTTGCAAAAGAACTGGGATGCCCAGAGAAGATTGAAGGAGAAATCAATGGCGATTTTGTTGAAATTAATGCTGCAAATAGTAGGGGAATAGATACCGCCAGATCCATTATGAATACTATGCATTATCATCCTTCCGTTGCGAAGTGTCGAGTATGGCTCATAGATGAAGCTGGCCAAAATACCAAAGATTTCCAAGCTGCAATGTTAAAGGCGTTGGAAGATTCTCCCAAACACGCTTATTTTATTCTTTGTACCACGGACCCTCAAAAGCTTTTACCTACGATTAAAAACCGCTGTTCTACTTTTGAAGTAGAAAATCTTAATGAAGATGAAATTCAGGAATTGTTAAACTGGGTATTAAAAGAGGAGGATTTTGATATTCCCATAAATGTGAAAGAAGAAATCATCATTGTTGCAGATGGTTGCCCACGGCAGGCATTAGTAATATTAGACCAAATTATAGACCTCCCGCAAGAACAGATGCTGGATGCAGTAAAAGATACAAACATAGATGAAAAGGCGGTTATAGATTTATGCAGAGCAATGTTAAAAAATGCCACTTGGAAATCTCTTTCAACAATTTTAAAAGGCATAAAAAATGAAGACCCAGAGAAGATGAGAAGGGCTGTTTTGGGGTATATGTCCGCGGTTTTATTAAACACGGGGGATGCCAAAGCCGCATTGATTATAGATTGCTTTAAAGAAACTACATTTAACACTGGATTTCCAGGAATAGTTCTGGCTGCTTTTTATACAATCGATTAAAAATGAGTTACGAACACAACAAAGCATGGCGCAAAAAATGCAATTCAAAATGGCAAAAACAAAAAAGTAGGTACTATAAACAATTTGAAAAGCAAGCATATAATAGTCGCCAGGAATATACAATTAAACAAATAAATATGATTGTAGATAAAAAATATCCAGACAGAGAAATAGCGTTAAGAATTGGGAGATCTGTTAAAGCTATTCAAATCAAAAGAGGGCGGGTAAATAATAAAATTTTAGAAACCAAAGAAATCTTGTATAATATAGGTGTGATATAGGTATAGAATAATTATGGAGGAGAAAACAAATGGCAGAAGAATTTGATTTAGAAAAAGACATGGATATTGACCTGGATAATTTGCATATCGAGTGGAGAACACATGCTTCGACCAGATACAAATACTCCAAGGAGGTTGCGCATCTGGATAAAGTCTGCAAGCAACAACGTAAATTGATTGAAGTTAAAAAGGCAAAACTGAAAGAGGCAACTTCTCATTTGATTTTAAAGGTTAAAGAGGAGAATCCAAAATTTACTGTACAGCAGGTAGATGCCACGGTGGCCGGACATGTGGATATAGAATCTGCAGAAAAAGAGTATTCTGATTCTCAGGATGAATTAATCAATCTTGAATACGACCTCAACATGGCAAGGAATGCGTTACAGGGATTCGATGACCGTAAAACTGCGCTTGAAAATGAAGTTAAATTATGGACAAGGGATTACTTTTCATCTCCAACGGAGGACAGGCAAATTGAGCCTGGTAAAAGTATATCTGCAAAGGCCAAAGATGAGGCTTCTCAAAGTGCCAGAATCACAATGAACAGAAAAAGGACAAGAAAGGAATAAAAATGGAAAAAATTAATGAAAAAGTAATACAGGCAATCCAAGCCCAAATTGGCAAACATCTTTCCGAGTATCAAAAGAACATAAATGTCGCTTATGATGTAATGGGAGAAGTATCAATTTCATTGTCATGCAAATTGATACCTGAAGACGACAACGTCCAGATACAAACAAATATTGCTTTTGTCGAAAGTAAAGTAAAAGACAAGGGAATGATTATTGTTTAAAATACTTGATGGGGGAAGGTGGCGGAAGAGTAAAGACGCTTAGTTATGATCGTAAGAGAGATACTATCCACGCCGAAAGGTTCTGAGCAAGTTAAGTGGAGGTCGCCTAATGCTCTCGTGCAGGTACCGAATCCTGCCCTTCCCTTGAAACAGATAAGGAGGTTTTATGGACAGAAAAGAACATCAAAGATTAGATGCGTCTATTCCTAAATGTAAATGTGGGAATAACCTATCTTTGCATCGACAAGAACTTGGAGTAAATAACTGTCCTGCATGTGACGAGATGGAAGAAATAGTTACGATAACAAAGGCAGAATACGACAACCTTAAAGAAGATAGGGCTTGGTTACGATGCCTTGAGTCCGCTGGGGTTGATAACTGGGAGGGATATGACCAAGCCATTGGATATAAAAGAACGTAGGACGAAGACAGTCAAGGCAAAAGAACAGGCAATCTCCGACTACATCTTATCTACATAATGAAACTTACGAAGAGAGAGTTGCCAAATTAAACAACAGAAATAAAGTCAAAAAATAACGATTTTATGAAAATATTAATTAATATATTAACAGCGATGCCTTTAATAATAATCGGGTTTTTACTCCTTGCTATTACAGCAAGAATAATCGCAAAAGTATCAGTTAAAACTTGGTTTGAAGAAAAACAAAAAGAAAAACAAAAAGAAAAGGAGAAAAAACAATGTCAAGAATTACAGCGGAGCAAAGACGAGAAGCACTTAGAAAAAGAACGCAGTCCGGAGTTTCCGAGAGAGGACAAAAAGGATTAGGTCGAAAATCTGTCCTTGATTATTCAAAAGCAGGAGATCTCAAATTAGTTAGATATCAAGCAAAATCAGGCAAAGAAACGAACTATATTGATATTTTGCCTTTTGAAATTACGGAGTCTTGGTACAAAAAGTTACGTAGTGTTTCAGGAAGCATCATTGGCCTTGATGTTGGATTCACAGACTACAAACTGGAAATTCCTGTGCATAGAAATGTTGGAGAAAATAATGATATTTTTCTGTGCCTAAATAAAGCATTTGGACAAAAATGCCCTATCTGCGAAGAAATGTATGCAGAATACAACAAGGATGAAGGGGAACAAGACACCAAGAAAATACAGGCATTAAAACCCTCATGGAGATGCTTCTACAATGTCTATGATTATGACGGAGAAGCTCCTATTGCCCTCTGGGAAGATGTCTCATATTATCTTTTTGAAGAGATGTTGCAGGAAGCAATGGAATCAGAAGAGGAAGGAATTGTAACTTTTAGTGATCCTGAAATGGGGTCATCCATTGAGTTTAAAGGCAGGGAGAAAAAACTTGGGAAGAATGCTTTTGTCGAAACTCATTCTATTACGTTCAAAAAGAGGGAATCTTATTCAGAGAATATTGCAACTCAGACTTTTCCTCTTGATAAGATGTTGGTTATTCCAACTTATGAAGAAGTTGCCAAATGCCATTTAGGAATGGAAGATGAGCAGGAAGTTACTAAACAAACAGAAGAAGAGCCTGTGCAAAAAGCCCGAACCCGAAGCCGTTTTACCGAGGAAGAATCAGAGAAATCAAAGCCGACCGAAGAGGAAAAAGCTCCGTGGGATGATTGTCCAGCAGGAAATGAATTTGGGATTGATTACAACAGAAAGAAAGCATGCGAAACATGCGATGAATCTATATTCCAAGCCTGTGCAGCAAAAGCAGCAAAACAAGATGATTTGGGCAAAAACGATGCAGAAGATGTAGAAGAAAAAAAATCAGTGAGCCCTTCTCGAAGCAAAGGCAAGGCAAAAGAAACCTCTTCTGAAAAAACAGATCTTTCAGCAGGAAGGACAAGAAAAAGAAGGGGATAAAAAGTTGGGGGGGGTTGGTGGGTTGTGGGGGGGTTTAACAGAAAGAAGTTAGAAACAATGTTGAAAGAAGGAAATGTAAAATGGCAGACACAAGATTAGGGAGACGCAGACCATTATCTGAACAAGTAGAGGTATCGTCAAAAAGAAAAATTGAAAAAAGAGCGATTGAAACGTCAATTCTAATCCCTTCCGGGAGTACAATGTTAAACCTCGCTTGTTCGGATAACCCGGAAGGGGCATTTGGGCTGGGCAAAATCATAACTCTCCCAGGTGGCTCAGCCAGCGGTAAGACAATGCTTATGCTTACAATGCTTGCAGAATGCGCCCAAGACAAAAGATTCGATGGATATGAACTTCTTTATGATGACGGAGAAGAGACGTGCAGCGGATTCGATATTGAATATTTATTCGGGGCCAAGTTGGCAGAAAGAATTCTGCCCCCTCAATACAATAAAGACGAAGAGCCATTGCATAGCGAAACAATACAGGATTTTAAGGCCAATATTCTTACGAGAACAAAAACAGGAATTCCATTTATTTATATCCTTGATAGTTTGGACTCCTTAACAAGCGACGAAGAACTTGCAAGAGAATATAAGCTGGCTTTAGTCAAAGCTAAAGATCCGGAGGCTGTTAAGGAGCTCAAAGGAAGTTATAAAGCGGAAAAAGCCAAGGGGATTGGGGAGGCATTAAGAATGATTAACGGCAAAATCAAGCATACCAACAGCTCCCTTTTTATCATCCAACAAGAAAGAGCCAATATTGGAGTAATGATGGGGCCAAAAAGTACCACCAGTGGAGGGAAAGCCCCATTTTTTTATAGCTCCCATCAGGTTTGGCTTAATATGAAAAAACCGATTACAAAAGAAGTAAAAAAACAAAATAGAAAAATAGGGCACGAGATTATCGCCAAGGTTAAAAAGAATAAACTAACAGGCAAATTAAGAGATATTGAATTCAGTATTTTTTATGATTATGGGGTGGACAATATCGCCAGTTGCCTTGATTTTCTTGTTTCCGCAGGGCACTGGAAGAAACCAGGGCAAACTATTACGGCGCATGAATTATCAATTGAAGGGAACAGGGCAAAAATTATTGAAGAAATTGAAAGCCAAGGCTTACAGCATGAATTGAGAGACGTAACAAGCAAAGTATGGAATGAGATTGAAGAAAGTCTAAGGCTGGGTCGAGGGAGGAAATTCTCTTAAAATGCTCTCCAAAAAAGAACGGAAAAAATATCAAGTAAGAGATGATAAATGTTGGGGCAGAACTTGTTTTGTCCCGTTTACTGGCAATGGAATAAAAATTTGTAGATTGTACGAAATGGGACAATGCCCTGAAAAATATGAGGATTTGAAATATGAAAAAAGAAATCAGCGTTAGTTACACAAAAACAATAAATCTTGGTAATTATGAATCGGCAAAAATACAGGTCGGAATTATCCAAGAAATATCGGAAAGAGATCAACGGACAGATCAAAAAATATTCGAAGATTTGTTTACTGAATGTGAGGACTTTGTTTTGAAACAATGCGAAAACGAAGTGAAGTAATGCCAATCCTCAAATATATCAACTACAATGAACTTATGACATTGAGAAAAAAGCAATGGCTGAAACAAAAGAAAATCTGCCCTATTCTCAAGCAAGTAATAAAATATGAAGATTCCTGTTTCGACCACAAGCATAAAAACAAAGCCGAACTACTTGGAGAAGATGGCAAAGGCCTCCTTCGGGGAGTCCTGCATTTTCAAGCAAATTCCTGGGAGGGCAAATGCACAAATGCTTTTCAAAGATACGGCCTTCATAAATTGGGAATATCTTTGCCAGAAGCATTAAGGAATCTGGCCGAGTATATCGAACATCCTCCAATGCCACCAGAGTATGTACACCCGAATGAACGGGCAAAAGCAAAGAAAATTGGCAAACGAGACTTCAATAAAATTATTAAGTTTTACTTCAAATTATATCCAAAAAGAAAAAAATTGCCTGTGTATCCGAAGAGTGGAAAATTAACAAAAGAGCTCGATGAACTTTTAAAAATGGTAAATAATTTTAAA